AATAGATATTTTTGGCTCTATTTACGCTAAGACAGAAGAATCATTACAGCTCATTTGGGATGCTTACGATAAACATACTAAGGAAGAATGTGCTGTTGAGATGTTTACATATTCGTATTCGGTGAGCAACGGCCAACTACAAGAGGTAGTAAAAGTATTTAGAAAAGACGAAATGGATTACATTTCTGATAAGTATTATCCTTATATTAATTGTGACATTATGCTTCAGCAGTTCTTTACAGGCGCTGAGAACATCCTTCTTTTAGTCGGTGAACCTGGTTTAGGTAAATCAAAACTATCTACTTTAGCTCTTAAATATGCTATACAAAATCCTGAGATAATTCCATACGATAAGATGCAAGATAATCCTGCTCTTGAGAATCAGTTTATCAGCACAGCATTTGTTAAGAGTACAGACGTACTTGCAAATGATACTTTTTGGAGAACATTAGAAAAGAACACTCCAGATTTCTGTATTATCGACGATCTTGATTATATGTTAACGAAGCGAGATGCTGAAGTAATGAGTCAAGATGATGCTATTAAAAATGCATTCTTAAATCAATTCCTATCATATACAGATGGCGTAGAGAAAAACAAAACAAAGTTCATCATCACAACTAACCAAACATATGATGAGATTGATTCAGCATTACTTCGTAAAGGCCGCTTATTTGATATTCTTGAACTTCGTAAACTTGATAAAGCCGAAGCATTATCTATTTGGAAAGATAATGGATTAAATGATAAAACCTTCCATGAGTTATTCACATCACATGAAGTCCTTCCTGCTGAACTAGGATCTGAAATTAACAAGCGAATGAATAATCGTATCACAACAGCTACACAATCTTACCTCAGGGAAGATGGTATTTCCAAGATTGATAAGGCTGGCCGCAAGAAGAAAATAGGTATATAATATCGTCGGGGTCTTAATGGCCCCTATCATTTTATTTAATTGACCCGTTGATATAATAGTATCAAATTAAGGAAAGGAAAGATATGAAACAATTCGAAGCAACTTGGCGTGAAGGTTACCAATTCTTTGAGCGCGCATACGATACTAATCTACAAAAATCAATCAAAAAGCCAATTGATCTACCCTATGAGTGGTACGAACCACAATCAAAAGGCTTGTACACTTACATCCTAGACGAATCAATCCGCCTAGAGAAAAAGCAAGGAAATGCAAAACAAGGCCGTGATCAGTACGGATTCCTTGACCCTATGTACCGCAACATCCGAGATAATTATTGGAATAAGGAAGGTGGATATAACACCAAGCCTCGTATTTGGTATCTCGATATTGAAACGCGCGTAGGCACAGCAAGCACAGGATTCCCAGTCCCAGAAAAGGCAGCTGAACCTATTTCAATGTTTCAGTTCTATGACAATAAAGAAGATGTAATGATCCTACTTGGTGTACGAGATTGGAAACACGAATCTGATTACGCGAACAAATTTGATTTTCCTATTAAGTACATTAACTGCGATAACGAAGTAAAACTTATTGAAACGTATCTCAGCATTTTCGCTAAACTTGATCCATTGATTATCTACGCTTGGAACGGCGGAGGATTCGACTTTCCTTACATCTATAACCGTATGAAAAACCTCGGTATGGATACAAGCCGCCTATCAAACTATGGTTCGGTATCATATTCAGAAGGTGAATTCCAAGGTAAGATTAATTTCAAATTTAATGTAGATGGCCACTTCTATATTGATTTGATGGATGTTTACAAAAAGTTCACATTCCACCCAATGCCATCATATTCATTGGATAGCGTAGCTGAATTTGAATTAAAAGAAAACAAAGTACAACATTCGGAATACGCTGGGTTTGACGATTTCTACACTGGTAATTATATCATCCCAGATAACCCAACCGAAGAACAGCGCAATTCCAAAATTTATAAAGAAGCTATTGCTAGTAACCTGGATGAAGTAAAAGAATTAGCTCACTCTGAATTCGTTTTCTACGGCGCAAAGGATACCTATCTTATTAAACGTATTGACGATAAACAGAACTTCACTGTGCTTATGCTAATGATTGCCGAAAAGATGGGTGTTCAAATCGGCGATAGTATGGGTACTGTTAAACCTTGGTCTCAATACATCAGTAACAAGTCAATGCTTAATCAACAAGTTATGCCTATGCGACAGGAATTCCCAAATCCACATGTTGTCGGTGGTTACGTTCGAGATCCTAATAAAGGTAAACATAAGTGGGTGGTTTCTGCTGACGTTAACTCAATGTATCCTCTCCTTGGGATGGTTGGATTTAATATGAGCCCTGAAACATTCGTCCCTAAGTACAAGCTCCCTGATGCATTGCGTGATGTAATACTTACTTACTTCAACGACCAAGACGAATCTAAACGCTTAACTTTACCTGACGATGTATGGGAGCATACTACATCATTACTTAATGAACACAACATGTCCTTGGCAATCAATGGTGCAGTATTCACTAAAGATAAACTAGGTATGATCCCAGAAATGGTTCAAGATATCTATGACTCTCGTAAGAAAGCTAAAAACGATATGTTCAAATATCAACAGCGCAAGATTCTTATTAAGCAAATTCTTAAGGAAAAAGCGGCATGACAAATACTTTAAGCCAAATGAAACCTATGGAAAAGCATAGGTTTCTAACTCAAAATCATAAGGACTGCCCGTCCTGTAAAAAGAACAAATCACTAAGAACTTTTCATGATAAAGATGGTGATACTATCCGTGATGTTTGTAACCAGTGCCAAAAGAAAATACAAGAAATTGAAATAACAAAAATTGTCCTTGGTATGTTAACCAAAAATGGTATATAATTTTATAGTAACGAATAAAGGATAGATATGAAAGACGTATTAGATTATACCGAAGACGAGCTACGTGCTCTTTCAACCGATGAACTCGAAGCTCTACTCAAACAAGCCGAAAACGGCGAATCCCTTTTCAACACAAAGCAGCTCGTAGAAAAGACAATGATTAACTCATTGTATGGTGCAATGGCCAACAAATGGTTCCCACTATTCAACGAGGATATGGCTGCGGCTATCACAGGTAATGGTCGTTACTTTATTCAGAAGCTAGCGAACTACATAGAAGATACTCTGCAAAAGATGCTGCCTCAGGAAAAACCTTACATTGTGTACGGTGATACGGATTCCGTGTATTATCACATTGAGCCATTCGTAGAAATGTACATTGCTAAAAACCCAGGATTACCTGTTAATGATTACGTTGAGTGGGCAGACAAATTTGAACAAAAAGTAATCCAACCAACAATAGAAAAAACGATTAATGATTTCGCCCACGATCTGGGTGCATATAACAAAGATAAGATTGGTGCTGAACGAGAAATCATTGCTGACGCTGCAGTATTTACCGCTAAGAAAAAATACTACGCACGAGTCAGAGATTCAGAAGGTACGCGTTACCCAGAAGATAGTCCTTATATTAAGGTTATGGGCCTGGAGATCATCAAATCCAGTACTCCTAAATGGAGTCAGAAATATCTCAAACAAGCTATTCCACATATTCTTGACAAGGATGAAACAGACCTTCGTAATTGGGTTAAGGCTATCAAACAGGAATTCATATCAGTTGACCTAAATGAAATTGCCGCAGTAGGTGGTGTATCTCGCCTTGATTATGATCTCGTTAAGGATACCGTTCCTATCGGATCTCGTGCTGCAATTCGCCACAATAACTATGTACAAGAAAATGATCTTAGCGACCAATACGCTCCGATTCAAGGTGGTGATAAATGTAAACGATTATTCCTTTTGGAACCTAATCCTTTCCATAGCAATATCGTTGCATTCACGAACGATGGATTTGTTAAGGAAATTGAAAAACACAATTGCGTAGATTATGATACTAACTTTGAAAAGAATTTCCTTAAGCCGTTGGAACTGATGGTCGAACCTATGAACTACGACCTAGAAAAAGAAACAGAAACATTAGAGGATTGGTAATGAGCACGATGAAAGTAAAGCATAACCCAACAGTTGATACAGAAAAAGTATGTGAAATTTATTCTAAGCGTGATGGTGTACCAATTAAATATGTTTGTACAACTGACCTAAGATCAAGTGATGCGCCAGTGGATATCTTTTATCGTAGTACACCACATCCTCAGTTTAGGAATAATTACTTTGGACTATTCATTGACAATATGTCCAATGACCTTATGATTATAGATGCCGATATGGTAGAGGATCTTGAATTTGGGCTAGTAGAAAATGACGATGGGCTTTGGGAATACAGCGAATCTCACCATACATTCAAATCGTTCAAAAATGGTAATATGATTGATGGTGGTAGACAATACATCAGATCAAGCGGAGGCGCGCAGGTTTTTCAGGTCTACATGGGAGAACTCCGTCCATTTAACGAACTAATTGCTGAAGGTATCCACGACTAAACTTTTTTTCACAAAATATGAAAAAATATGAAAAAGTTGTTTACATTCATGATTTCCTTTGATATAATAGTATTAACAAATGGAAAACAAGGATTCTGAAATGCTTAACACAATGATCGAATTTGGCACAAACTACGGTTCACATATCGAAACTGCACTTTTGGTTGGTTTTGTTGGAATGATTATTACTACTATCGCTATAGCTTCTAAGAAGGTTTAACAATGAAATACTTACAAGAAACAACTGCATGGAACGATATTGATTACAACATCCCATCTCACATTTATGCCGTTGATGGCCGTGGTTGGTGTATTGGTTACATTAAGGCTGGTACAACAGACGTGCTCTGGTTCAAGAATCCAATGAAAACTTTCAATAAGAAAGGCCGCACCTTTAAGGATGTGACGAAGTATTACAAAGGTTCATAATTTCAGTTATTGCTACGAAACGTAAAGAATTGATTAAAATTTATAGATTATAAAAGTTTATAAATAATAATAATTTAAATAAACGGAATATAAATGAAAATCAACAACGAAAGATACGTCATGTTTACGCATCTTTTAATGGCGTATCTCACACCATATATTATTCTTGGTGCTTTTATTGATGGGATATTTACATATTATAACTCCCCGAATGGCGAAATCAGATTATTCACGCAAACACTAGCTGCGTCTATCGAACTGATAGTCTTTGTTAGATGGCGATGGAAAGAATATAATAAGTGCTCAACTCAGACTTGCTCAACTCGTGCATGGTATTTGATTCTTATTGCAGTATTCTTTGCAATGACTACCCAACTTATATTCACCACCGGCGACCATCAGATGGATATGTTATCACATGGGTGGATGACCCTTGCGATATTACTGTCTGTCTTAACGGTTGAGACCAAACAAGCTATATGGTTTTCAGCTGCGTATTCTTTTATATACATCTTTTCAACTTACATAGCGTTACATGATGTATTGGACTCCTCCGGGAATGATTTTTTCCATATTTATGAACAAATTGAGCCGTATGCGGTTAAGCAGAATTTATCTGAATCCGTGCTTGCGTTTGTTATGGGTATTAGTGCGGTTGTCTGTGCTTACGTGGTTCGTAGTTTCATTCAGAAGATATTAGATCAACTTGAAGAGGAAGCAAGGTTCCATAGACACTATTCTAAAAGCGCAGATATAGCGGCTCAAGAATTACTGCAGTCACTAGACCGTCTGAACAACATTGCCATTCATGGTAACGTCGGACTATTTGAATATGACTATGAACAAAAAATATTTACCGAAGATAATGATGTGTTCCGTGAGATTTATGACTTACCAAAAGATGAATATCCTATACTTACACTTGAGAATGTATTAGAGCGCAGAATTGATCCTTTATCTAATAATTATGAGGAGGATTACAATAAGCTATTTGAATATCTTACGTCCAGTATTGACTCAGGTTTTGAGGAAGGGTATCGAGTTTATCATAGAAACGGTGAGCGTTTAAACATTAACCGTGTCAGTAAAATAATAAGAGACGAAGACGGCAATCCGATTAAGATAGTTGGAAGTCTATATGATGTGACAAATGAATATGATAAGAATGAAGAACTACGAACTTTGACTAACCGTGATATGCTATCTGGTCTGTATAGTCGCAGAGGGTTCTATGAGTATATCAATGAAAACAATAACAAGGAAGGTTGGATATTCGCTATAGACATGGATTATTTTAAGTCAGTCAACGATACATATGGGCATGACGCCGGTGATATAGTTATTAAAGACTTAGGCACAATCCTATTCTCATTCGCTGTTCGTTATGGTGGAGTTGCGGCTAGAATGGGCGGTGAAGAATTCATATTGTTCATACCAATCCAAGATGATATTAAACACTGGGAAGAGATTGAGTGTTTAGGATCAATCCTCTTAACATCTATAGAAGCTCATAAATTTAATATAATGAATGGACAGGTCCTAGAAGATAGGACGGCAAGCGCCGGCATATCACGGTATGGCTCAGATATTACAATTGACAATGCCGTGACAATGGCTGATCATGCCTTACAATATTCTAAAGATAATGGGCGGAATCAATGCACTATTGCTAACCAAGACTTTATACAGACATTAAAATTGCTAGGGGCCGATATTACTACAGACGAATTGCGTCAAGCTATTTTAAATGATGAAATTTTTTATGTGGCACAACCTATAGTCAAACATTTTGAAAGTCATTGCACAAAAATTATAGGGTTTGAGATATTGATGAGATGGAAAAGAAATGGCGAATTTATCAACCCAGAATACTTTGCTAGTCGCGTAGATAATATATGTTTAAGGGATGGAAGTAACTACCGCGATCATCTACTAAATCAACAGAGAAAGATCATAGAAGTTATCGCAAAGTATTATCCAGAAGCATACGTTAGCATCAACCTCCCAATAGATAGATTTGCTTATCCTGGTAGTGGTCGTGAAATAATCAAGCGCAAACAAAAATTGATTGCTGGACTAATCACATCTGATAGGCTCGTATTAGAGATTATTGAAGCACAGGAAATGAATCGTTATAGTGAAATCACACTCCGCAAAGAAATGGATTATGTTAAGTCAACAGGTATGAGGATAGCACTGGACGATTTTGGTAAAGACAGTTCCAACTTAAAACGTTTAACTGAGATGCCTGTGGACATCATCAAATTCGATAAGTCATTCGTCGACTCTTTGGTAGATATGGACTATGGGACAGCCATAGTAAAGACGATAGGTGCTGTTGCACTTCTGGCTAAGCGTATGGATATAAAGACTGTGGCGGAAGGTGTGGAGTCTCCTTTACAGACTAAGATTCTTGATTCGATGAAGATAGATTATCAGCAAGGGTATCTACATGGAAAGCCCATGGATATCGCATCTATAGTTCAGCTCAACGAAGAAGAAAATTCCAATAAAAATAAAGAAAAAACTTAAAAAAAATTAAAAAAACTATTTACATTATTTAAATCTTTTGATATAATTATCTATATCAAATGGAGAAAATGATGAAGCTTAAGAGCATACGTTACCTTATTGATGAGCTTGACGATTTGACCGAGGGGCTCGTTTACTTAAAGTACAACGTCGGCGCTCAGGACTTACCTAAAGCTGCTAGACTTGCTATGATGGAAGGTATTGAGCGTCGTAAAGATTTAGTCAAAGCAGCATTTAGCCACTTGGAGATTGAAGTATGAACGATAAAATACCAAACACAATAACTAAATTGTCATTAGAGGAACTTCAAGAGGTTGCTTGGGATTGGTATAAATGTCTATCTAAATTAGAGCGTGAACGTAAGTTTAGTGCAGTTAACCGTATTGAAATCATAGGCAGAACCGGTCGAGATTATATACGATATCTTAAAGATGACGAATTCATGTACATTGACATTCAAGATAACAATCAAACATTAAAACTTTTTATAGATGATGATGAATGAGACATTACGAATTAAAAATTAGAGATAAAGTATGTAAGACAAGGTAACATAAAAGAGGAAATGTTATGTTTAATAAGGCACTTGCTTTTGCCACCGCTGCACATGAAGGTCAGATGAGAAAATATACATTTGAACCATACATCACACACCCAGTAGCGGTAGCAAAATTAGTAAAAGAATTTGGCGGAGATAGTGAACAGATTGTAGCTGCATTACTCCATGATACGGTTGAGGATACCGATGCTACACACGAACAAATTTTACATCACTTTGGAAAAAATGTAGCTGAACTTGTTTTCTTCTTAACTGATGTAAGTATTGGTATAAAAGAAAAACGACCAATTCGTAAGGCTATGGATCGTAAACATTTGGCGTCTGCACCAAAGAAAGCTCAATTTGTCAAATGTGCTGACTTAATTCATAACACTAGTTCCATTACTGAGCATGATAAAGGTTTCGCAAAAGTTTACCTAAATGAAAAGAAAGCACTGTTACAAGCAATGACTAAGGTTCATGGGACTAACATCCACACATACGCTTGGAAGGTATTAGAGCATTCGTGGAAAGAAGTGTTTAAAGAGGATATGTAAGGAGTCGAGTATGGGAGATGTATTAAAGTTTCCGAATAGGCCAAAATCAGTTAAATCAAACAAAAATGATAAGATGGACCACGAACTGGATATTGCAAGGGAATGCATGCACTCCATCGTTAAGACATTAACAGATTATCGTTACTACCCTCAATATGATGAGCAGTTGACTAGAGATCTTGCTTTAATATATCATATGCTTTACGCAACCATGTTACGAGTAGATGGTCAGTATCATCAATTTCATTCTATGATGGATTATATCATGGACGAATTAGAATTTCAAATCGATACAGAAGACGAATAATTTTACATTGTTTTAAATATATCCGTGTTATAATATAAAGAGAACAAAAAAATGGAAATTGAAATGACTGACGATGAGAAGAAAGACATAATTGTAAATGAGCTATCCAATATGCTTAGTGCATATAGCAAGGATGTTCAGCGCCTCTGCGTAGAAACAGAGTCAGACAATCCTGACATCGTTCACGAACTAAGTACTATTATAAAAGATAGAGAAGCCATCAATAGAGTACTAAATATTTTTTATGATTGATAAAATGATTGTAAAAATTAATAACAATAATGTTATAATAAATATTCAACAAACGAAAAAGGATTCAAATGTTTAAGACTCTAACATCTTCAATTGATCCTAAGAAGACCCCTACCGCAGAAGATATTCAGAAGATCCCTTCGTTTATTTTTTGTAAGTGGTTATCAGGAAATCCTCATACTATCATTGCGGCAAATGCTATCAATATGTATAGTGATATTCCAATTGATAACCAATATTGGATGGTTAAACATGCTTTTGCCGGCAAGGTAAAGTATATTCCCTATCCAAAGCAACAATCTCAGGATACCTTGAAAAAGGTTGAATTTATTGCTGATTACTTCAAAATCTCAAAAGAAAAGGCAAATGAATATCTTGAGCTACTTTCCTCCGAAGAACTAAACTTAATCGTACAAATGTACACTGAACAAGAACTTAAAAAAGGTAACTAAAATGACTATTGAATGGAAAGAATTTGACCGCATTATGATTGAAGCTGAATGGTTGCTTAACAAAAATCGACTATCACATGGATTTGCTAAAGCTCTTAAGCGTAACAAATGTTGGAAAAATAATGCTCCATACTGTTCATGGGAAAACTTCACATACAAACTAACCAACGACCAAATTGCAGATATTTGCCGCGCGTATACTGTACTTAAAGGGTAAGTTTAAATATTGAAATCTCCGCTCAGAAATGGGCGGATGGTACATTGAAAGGATAGACATGAGCAACGAATTAATCGTATTTACACATAATGATTTGGACGCGTTAGGTTGTATGCTTAACATTGAGTTCAAATGGCCTAACATTAACAAGAAATATTTCCACACAAATTATGCTAACATCAATGAGATAGTTGATGATATTCTGCAGCATAAAGAGCAGAATGGTAATACTCACATTATTATACCAGATGTGGCATTTTCAGATAAGAGAGATGCATTAAAGAAACTATACGATGCGTTTGATCATATCACTCATATTGACCATCATATGTATCCGGAAGGATTCTGGGATGAGTTTCCAAAGATGAAGGTTGTGTACGATAAATCCAAATGTGCAACTCTATTGTGCAACGAATACCTTGGAAATAAAGGTATGAATTCTAATCTTGATAAACTAACTTTCCTAATTGACGTCTACGATATCTGGCAAGACAAATCAGAATTCTTCGATATTGCACAGGATCTGAATGAATACTTTTGGGCAAATGGTACTGTCAATCTTCTTGATAAAATCGTAGAAAATGAATATAAATTACCTAAGGACTTTATGCAAAGTGTTGAGTCTATTAGGGCACAATACAACGCATGTATAGAAGGTTTTGAGCAGCGTAAACTAATTCACCGTGCCGATGAAATTACTGTAGCATTTGTTGATGAATGGTTTAACCAAATTCTTGTCCGCGAAATGCGAAAAGGTCAGAACTTCGTCATTGGTGTTAATTCTTATGGGATCGTTAAAGTACGAATTAACCAAGACTGCCCATATACCGAAGACCAACTAAACGGCATTCGTTTTGATTTAACTGGTAATACGAACTACGGACATTTGCACGCGTTCACATACAAAGTAGCAAATAATTCCTTTGATAATCTTATGGATGAGATCAAAAAGGTAACATCGGTTATCTCGTCAAATTGCGCATAGATGGCAACCATTTTTTAATTGATCTGTTGATATAATACTATCAAATTAAAGGAAAGGATAGATATGCAAGAGTTCGAACCAATACTTCTCAAAAAGATAACACACAACGGTGAATTCTTTGGTAAAGCAATGCCAATTCTTAGGAAGAAATACTTCACAGATATTGGCAACCAAGAATTATTCCATCTCGTACAAGAATACTACAACGATTATCGAACTATCCCAAGTTTGACTGAACTTGTTGCTAAGGTTAAGAATGTCAGCAATGCCGAGATTCGTGCTGAGGTAATCAAATCACTTCAGAATATTAACACGACAGAAGAAGTTCAGAATATTGAATTCATGCTTGACGAAACCGTTTCTTGGGTTAAAGA